GGGAAGGTGAGAGCGGATCCTTGGGTCGAAAACTTCCTCAGCTTAATAAGGCTGGGCTGCTTACGATCTATTGTATTCGCCATAAATCGAGTTCGGCTAGCGCGGAACGATGCGAGGAGGGGTTTATTCCTCCGAAACATACGCTCCACTAACCAGCACGAAACACGATCTGAGGCGCTTTTCAGGTCGATCGTTGCAACGTTCTGACTTGCAGACCCTCTAAGTGCCATGTCTTGGCTCGGCCGCTGATCTCTAAAGTTCAGGGCTAAGCTAAGAAACTTACTGGCATCCACACGGGAATAGATAAGTTCCCTAATCCCTTGCTGCACCCATTGATTTGCTGTCGGTTCCGAGGCAATTAGCCGAGGTCCCTTCTGCGTCTTAGGTACAGCAATAAGCTTGGACGCCCGCTCTTCTTCGCGGACGTTTACACCCTTATGCGGATCAAGTCCCACGAGCGCGGTCATAGTTGTGCCGTACTCAGAATATGGGACGAGACGTTCGAGTTGTTCACTCCAAGTCGGGAATTCATATTTATATCCCCGGCTCTGAAGATCACTTACAGCTCCTGGTCCGTGCCTGAATTTGAGGTCGGATACTTCAAACCATCCGATCTCAGCGCTAATCCTGTCTGACTCACGTTGGACAGAATCAAGCACAAGAGCGAGGGATCCGTCCCCTTCTGGGAACAGGTCTTCTCGGACACAGCCGCGGTAATTGCGACTAATAGTGCAATCGCCGCTGCTATCAGTGCCGTCCACTCCTTCGTCCCAATAACTAGGGACGGGGGGGATCTCTTCTTCAACATCAAAGAACTCCTTTGTAGCCTCAAAAAGGTAACGAGGAGCGCAATCCCACTCCAGGTTCTTACCTACGTCCAAACAGGTACGTAGGAATAGCACCGTATTGGGATCGATGTTGGGTTTCAGGCAACCATTATCGTCAAACAATCTAGACCATAGCCCCCAGAAAAGTCTGGGGTTTTTGGACGCTGGGTAACGAGAACCGCTTAGGTTCAAGCCATCCAGTGTGAGTAGACAAGCACCATCTAAGGCCTTATCTAGGGCCTTTCGTAGTGCAGGGAGGTCAATCGTAAAAGCTGATTGGCCCCTTGTTTCCGACAAACGACGGAGGGTGACTAAGTCACGATCCCAATCGTTTTGGTCGTTCGGGAAGTATACGCGGCAATCAGCGATGATCGCCGTGTAGAGTCCTATGAAGTCGTACTCCGAGCCTTTAGACATGCTAACCACCTCTGGTTGGTGTGTCCTCGGGTCCGAACATCCGCCTTCTTGTGAAGAAACGAAGATCAGATGAGGTCTCGCGACCTCATTGCGTCCCTTATTGCTAAGGTGACGAGTAGGTTGACGGCCCTATTAGGACTGCCAGCCCACCAGATCCCCGACTGCATCGGCATCAATAGCCGAAAACAGCCCAGCCACAAGGCGCTTAACCTCGGTCTGGTCATCGTTATAAGTGTTGCGAATCGTAACACCCACGACTCTGACCTTCTGAGG